TCATTAATAGAGTTGAAGGCCATGAGCTTACCAAACCTTCTTAAGTTAAGTAAGTTACTAAACGCTCCAAACAAAGCTATACCTTCGCCAGAAGACATAATGACGAGTTTCTTACAGAAGTTAAGCTTTATGCTTAGGTCTCCTACGTCTTGAGAGATAAGTCCAATTTTGTCCTGCATCTCTTTGTACTTCTTAAACTCTGACCAATCTGAGTTACTAAACCCGAAGGTCTCAGCTCCTAATGCGTAAGACCTCTGATGTGTAACTTCCCTAGCTGCGAACGTAAACCATAGAGTCTTAATCTCATTGTTCTTTACGTAAGGAATCAACTCCCCATAGCCAGCTGCTACATGCACCTCCATTTCTGTGAAGAGCAACAACAAAGTATCTATTAGATATTTATTATCTTCGTGAGATACATCTGCTGTGGCTAACTCACTCTTACTATGATACTGCCTAAGGTCATCCTGTAGGTCTATCTGGTTCTCATTCCAAGCCATATCTACTCTATGGATCTTCTCTGCCTCTATTGCCCAAGGGTAAGTGAAAGGTCTATACGCTACGTTCTCTTTAAATATACTCATTCTATCCTCCGCATCCTAAACATTCACCTTCTAGTTCTTCAGTGAAATTTAAGCTTGCCTTGTTTGGTGACTCTGCTCTGCAATAATACAAGGTTTTAACTTTCTTGAAGTATGCGCTCATGTGTATGTCTATCATTTTTTGTTTACTAATACCTTTAGGTACTTTAATATTTGTAGATTGAGACTGGCAAATGTAATTCTGTATTTCCGCTGCATGTTCTATTACCCACATCGGGTCTATTTCTACAAAGGTCTTAAACACCTTCTTCTCATCTTCACTTAAGAAAGGTAAGTGCTGTACGCTTCCTTGATTCAGGATTATCGACTTCCAAACTTCGGGAGTATTCTTGCCATATGACTCTAGCACAGGCTCTAAAAACTTATTCTTAATAAGATAGCTACCAGACCTACCAGTGGCGTTAAAAGCATTAGAGTTCCAAGGCTCTTTAGATGGGCTTGTACCCACTCTTGAGCTTGAGTTAGCATTAGGGGCGATAGCAAATATGTGAGAGTTTCTCATGCCACTTCCTAGACAGTCATAGCTCTCTCCTCGCTCTTTTCCTAACATCAACGATGCTGCAATCCCCTTCTTGTGAATGTCCTTATAGAGTATGTGTATCTTCTGAATGGCTGAACCATATCCTCCAGACTCAAAAGGTATTCCTTTACTCTGTAAGTATGAATGCCATCCTAACGTACCTAGACCTAAAGCTCTCTCTTTACTGGCAGAGTTGACAGCTCTCTTAAGTACAGGAGGGGCTAACCTAATGAAGTACTCTAAGATATTATCTAATAGCCTTACCAAGTCTTCTACCATGTTAGTGTCTTTCCACTCGTCATATTTCTCTAGGTTTAAACTAGACAAACAACAAACTGCTGTTCTGGTAGCTGAAGTCCTTAAAACTATCTCGCTACATAAATTAGACTGCTCTACGTTGTACAGAGGGTGAGTGATCCACTTAGGTATTCCTCTGTTAACTGTATCCTTAAACATGATGTAAGGCTCACCTGTCTCATAACGCTGCTCTAGTATCTCTTCAAAAGTCTCTCTGGCGTTTAAGAACCTGCCTGTCTTACCATGCTTAGGGTCTATCAACTCGTAGTCCTTCTCTAAGATAACCTTTTGCATAAAGTCATCTGTCAAGTTAACTGCATTGTGTAAGTTAAAACACTTCTTATTCTGATCACCTCCAACAGGGTTTCTAGATTGTATAAAACTCTTAATCTCTGGATGAGTAATGTCCATGTAAGCCGCTATAGAACCTCTCTTAGACTCTGTTTGCTTATAGCTAAGGGCATCAGCGTCATACCCTCTCATGTGAGCCATAGCTCCTGTAGACTTACTATCAGGACTTCTATTGCCAGCGTAGATGCCTATACCACCTCCTAGCATAGATAGCCAATTAGTCTCAGTTCTCGTGTCTACTAGGCCTTCCTTAGTGTCTGGTATGTAAGACAAAAAGCAATTGATGGGCATCCCTGTAGGCTCTACATTACACTCTAACCAGTATCCAGCCTTATCAAACTCTTCATTAGAGAATGTAGGCCAGCTTGTCTCTACTGCGTTTATTAAAGGCGCTCCTGCGAAAGTGAAGAAGCCTTTAGAAGCATAGTCATAGATCCTTTGTGCAAACTCATAGTCACCAAAGCAATACCCTGTACTAGCTCTGGCGAGTCCCTGCTGAGGGCTCACCTCCCATTCTTTCTTGTAAAATCCCTTGCCCGTTAATAATGCTAAACCTTGCTCTGGTATTAAAGCATCTCTGGAATAGTCTATGATGATCCCTAAGTACTCTTCTGCTGTCTTACTTATCATTGACACTCCTAGTTGTTCTGAAATTTATTGACACTATTCATAAAGTTAACCCACTGATGGTCTTTTCTCTTAACACCAACCCATCGAGGACAGGTAACTACAACACCTTTCCAATTACGATGCGATAGGTGTTGCTCTTGAATAGGAAACTGATTGTCCATCCCAAATGTGTATAGCAATCCTTTAAGGTCTTCGTAGTTACAACTCTCTGGTGTAGGGCATAACTCACGATACTCTGGAGAGTCTACAATGTCTGAAAGACTTATCTCGTGAGCATTCTCTTGCTCTAAGTATTGGTTTAATGTGCTTTCGATAAACTCCTCTTTGCCCTTACTCATTACCACTCTCCTCTATCGTCTCTAATGCTTCAAATAAAATCTCCTCAATACTTAAAAGTATCCCTGCACAAGCTGCGATTTCTGACATCTTTAAGAATACCTCTTGACTATGTTCTTCTGATTGGTCTAAAACTGTAATTCCGTTAAGTATCTCAGTAAATAATGTTCTAATCTGTTCTGTCTTACTCATAAATAATAATCCTCTATGCCATGTTCTAATAGTTTACGATACTGTTGGAAGGTTGCACTTATCATTTAACCCCCTTAACTGTTGGCTCTAACCACCCTAACTTTATTGCAGTGTTCAAACCGTCTATCATATTCAGCACTCCCTCTGCATCGCAAGTAATAAAGTCCTCGCTAAACTCTACACTAACCTCCCCTACTCTATCGCCCTTAGTAATGATCATAGCATCACAAACTATCTCTGATACGTAATCGCCATCTAACTTATAACCTTTTGCATCGACTCTCATAACTCACTCCTAAGTCTATAGTGGACTATTATTTTAACATATTCTAGAATGATTTACCATTCTTTTTAGCTCTATTCTCAAGCTTATGATCTGCTCGTTTTTTATTGTAAGCTAACTTCTCAGACATTGCTAATGCTATATTGTACTTCTTATTCTTAGCCACCTTAAGAATGCCTGAGACTAGCGCAGAGTACAGTAGGTTCAGCTTAGGACTCTCTATAAAATGACACTTTGTAAAGTCTACTAGCAAAACGTTTAAGCCTAAGTGTTGTTTTGCTATGGGACACTCTTTCAATAAGAAAGGCATCTCATACTCTAAACTCTCATACTCTAACCCTAAGTAACCTCCTAAGTCTAATACTCTTATAAGCGCATCTGACAGCTCTACTTCTCCCATTATCCTGTGTGCTAAGTGGTCATCCATAAGACCCTTACGCTCTCCTTCTGTAGCCTCTGCTATCTCAGTAGACACCAACTGCATCTTAGTGTGTACACAAACCTCTCCTTCATACCAACCCATAGCTACATTGTCTGAGTGGATCTTCTTACTAAGTTCATTCAAATACTTATCGTTCATAATGTTTATTAAACCTCTTTATAAATTGTTGTTTAGCCTTATTAGGACTCCAAGTTTGTACTATAACCCCAAGCTTGTGAAAGCCCTCAGCCCATTCTGGGACAGTTCTAAAAAGTTGTCTAGCCTCATCTCCACATATGTGCATGTCGTAATACTTAAGCAACCCATTCATAGGTTTAAAGTTATACTTCTCTTGTATCACCTTCTCTGCCATTGCCTCTATCTCAAAGTAGTTAGATAAGTGAGGCTTGATAGGCCTCGGTATATCGCACAGGTAAGCCTCAGAAGCGTCGTGCATGAGGGCTGAGAAACATAACTCAGAATCCTCTCCTCCAGCCTCTACAAGGTCATGTATGTGACAACAATGCTCTGCCACACTATAGAACTCTTTAACGTGCCCTGAGTACCTACAGCTCATAGAAAGGGCATGAGATATGTCCTCTATACACACCTCATCTGGATGTGGGTTAAGAAAATGGAAGTCCTTATTAGTTAGAGTCCCTATGAAGTCAAAGTTTTTCATCCCACTTTCTCCAGCCATTCTCTTAAGAAGCTCCAGTCATTAACTCTGTAAGCGTCACCATGATGGAGTACTTCAGTGACCTCAAAAACCTTTCCACAAGAGCTTTTCATCGCAGCTACAAAAACTACTGAACTGTGTGGGTTTTCCTTTATATATTCAAAGCTTTTAACAAGTACCTTATCCCCTACTTTTAAGCTACAATTATCTTTAGGGAGTATCTTAGATAACATACTGCTAGTCATCTCTGCTTTAGTAATACCCATAGGGTAGCTATCTCCCTTTTTCAAAATAATAGCCCTATCTGGAGAAGGTGTATTCTCATCTACAGGGCCATTCCAAGGCTCTTCCTTTTCTACCTCTTCCCCTTCCTTCTTATTCCAATACTCACTACGACTCCCGAAGTGATAGCCTAGAAAGGCTGCGTTACAAAGGATGTGCCCCACATGAGGCAAACCACTCTCAGGGTCTATGTCTTCCCCAGAGTAGAATGCGTCGATGTGCCTTAGCATACTATCTAAGAGCTTCTCCCTAGGGAAGCCCTTCTGCCAGTTGTTTCTCTCATACTTCTTGCCGCCAAACTCCATGACAGCTACCATATCATGAAGGGCTGGCATTACGTCTAGGATGTAACTTAACTCTGCCTTGCCTGTGTTGTACCTTAATGATTGTTCGCTCATACTATATCTCCTTCACTATAACTTCTTCTACATGACTAAAATTATCTTCACTGCCCTCATCCATTAGTGCAATACACTCTGCACCCTCTCTACTGTCAGCCTCTACCTCTAAAAAGGCTGTGTAAATAGAATTAACTTGTACTCTGTATTTCATAGGTTTCTCCTAGTTCTACCCAACTCTTACCTACGTGGATACAAGAGATAGTTGCGAAGTGTACTTTAAAAATCTTAGCTATCTCTCTCTGACTATGCCCTAATTTTATCCATAACCTTATAAACCCTACGTCAATCTCTGTTAACTTATTGGAGGTGGCTTTATCCCCTTTTCCAGCCACTCTCAAACCTGTATCATTACAGTGCCTCTGATTTTCAGAACAAGTACACCACTCCAAGTTACCTACATGATTATTACACTTAATCCCATCTTTATGATTAACCTGAGGTTTATTCTCTAAGTTATCTATAAAACACTCAGCTACAAGCCTGTGGACTTTTTTAACCTTTATTTTTTGTTTGACGCAGAGTCCAATAACACAATACCCATCCTTATCTATGGCTGGCTTGAGTGTTTTCTCTCTGTAGTTATAGACCCTCCCATTAGAGTAAACTACCCTTCTATCAACACTTTTAACCCTACCTTTATCACTGACTTGATAGAAACCTTCATATCCAAGGACATCCTTCCATACTTCTAAGCTCACAAACCAACTCTATATCTTTGCTCTAGGTAGTCCAAGCTCACAAACATAGGATTAAAACTACCTTCCTTAGTGTTATGTTTTACAACTATACCTCTCCAATGGTGGTTTCCTTGATACCCTTTGTAGTCTTCATCATGAGTGTAACATGCTCCCGCAATAATAGCCCATTGCTGTTTACCGCTTGAAGGTAAGAACCTAGTAGCTACATCTAGAGTCTGCTTATGTCCCATACAGAAGCTCTCTCCCACTTGCTTAAGGATATTAAGCGCAGCTCCTCCATAAGGCTTCCCTGTCATTGGGTTTGCCATAAAGTGACAATAACTAACTCCATTAACTATTACAGGTTGTAAGTAATCATAGACTTCCCATCCCATATCCCCATACCTTAAGTTGTCATAGCTCATGAAACCCCCTAACTCAGGATTAGCATTAACGTGTCTCATGATTCTCTCTTCATGGTTGCCTAGTGTAAAGACCATTTTAGGTTTATACCTCACCTCTCCGTATTCTAGGGACTCTGCTTGCTGTAAGTCATACAAAGGCTTAAGTAATAGGTTCATACCTACTATAGCAGCATCTATATCAGATTTTACTCTACGACCTTCTGCTGATTTCTTACCTCTATCATAAGAGGATAGAGATGGCATATCCGCGTGGTCTCCAATGTGGACTATAACCTCAGGCTTCTTATCCGCGATATATTCCCCTACGAGGGATAGGTAAGTCATATCCACCCCTTCTTTACACTGGGTATCTGGGATCATTAAATGAGTTACATTAGGGCCTACTTCTAAGACAGTCTCTATTTTGTATACTCCAATATCATGTACTAGAGTCTTAACCTCTGGTTTATTAATAACTTTGACCTCCCTAGTTTTATTTTTAAAGACTTTCCTTAAGTTATCACTGACAGTGGACTTAGGGATACCTAACTTCGTAGATATCTTTCTCCAAGACATGCCAAGAGTATCTAACTTTATTGCTTCTTCTAACCAAACTATTTTACTCAAAATTTCTCTCCTCTACGACTACAGGGTTTGATAAAGTAAACTCTACCACTCTACATTTTTGGGTCTTAATGTTTCTTAACTTACTCTTAGCTCCTCCAGCTGTGTTGCAAATAGTGCCTCCTGACTTAGTACTTAGAGCTACCCAGTGTTCTTCTCTCCCTAGCTCATGTCTCCAGTCTCTTCTATAAACTTGTGCTTGATAAACTTTAGTCATTGTATCTCCTCTGGTATCTCAAGAATCATCACTCCACTTACGTATCTTATAGTCACACCCTCTAGCTTTTTACTCCTAGAAGAATTAGGGATTGTGTAATAGCAGAGTTTGTCTTCTTGCTCTTCTAGTTTGTTAACTCCTTTAATTATAGCCTTAATATATATCTTCATTACTCTTCTCCTAATAAATACATCACCAACTGCTCTCTTCTAGACTTCGCATTGGAAGCGGGGACGATTCCTTTTCCTCGAAGAAATACTTTGTCCTCCTTTGACTTAATGATCTCAATAGCTTTTTTCTGTACTTGAGCCTCTTCAAATGACACCCCTCTAGATTCGCTGTAGGTTTTAGTCGTATGGCAAGGCTTACAAACTATCTGTAAGTCTCTCTCTTTAACAAATACCATCGCCATTAAAAAGGACTTTAAATCATCTTCGTCCTTAAGCTTGTTACTGCCTTTCAAATGGTCTACTTGTACGTCAGACTGTTTAAAGTCTTTCTTACATATATCACATTGACAACCCCATATCAAACCCTTAGGGTTAGTCCTAGTCTTCTTGCCTAACGCCACCCTCTTACGTTTATGATGGAGGAGCTGTATTTTCGAGGGATGACGAAGCCAAAGTCCTCTCCTAATACCCCCTCTAATGTAGTTGAAGAATGCTGCTTGTGTCTTCCAAGGTGTTCCTTCACCCCACATCTTTTCCTTCATTTACTACCCCTATTCAGGCTGTTTTCTTTCGCAGTACACTCCCTTAGATTACTTATAGAGTTATTATTTCTGTCTCTATCTATATGGTCTAGTATAGTAGGCTCATGTTTATGGTACATTTTAAAAAGTATTCTATGAAGTTTATATAGTTTATTCTCTAATCTGACCTCAGTGTAGTTTGTAGTTTTGTTTAAGTGTCCTACAATAGCCCCAGAATGTAAAGAATTAAAAATCTTATCTTCTTTTGTAAACTCTTTAATACTTTTCCAATATAGGACACCATTATGGAAATCTGCTATGAACCGTTTGTTTAACAGCTCTAAGTTAGGCAGGTCTTTACCCCTTATTAAATCATCTGATGAAACCCTACCTACAGTTCTCCACCTTTTAGACTGTATCTTCCTGCACTCCATACAAGACCCAGTATCCGTCCTTCTAAGAGCTACATGGCTATTAAAACAAGGCTGTCCGTTGAAGTAACTCTTAGCTCCCATAGCTCTAGCCTCTGCTCTTGAAGAGGGTGTCATAGAACAACCTTAAGTTTCATTAATAACTCTTTAACTACCACTCTATCTCCCTCGAACCTCTGCATATATGCGGAGTCCCAATACATTTGAAGTGCCTCTAGCCAAGTTATCTTATGTGTTACACCTTCCCAACAGTTGTAGGTAAACTCTAACTCTCCAAACCATTTTTTATAGGTATTAACTATAACTTGTAAGCACTGTAAGTCTGAGTTAGCTTCTAATAAGAGCTTGTAGGCTGCCATATCCCCAAATACAGGTCTTTTACCTTTCACTAAGGAAACTAAGTCTCTAGGGTTATATCCATCAACAGCATCACCTGTCAGACACTGGAAATATAAGAATTTTCTGCCTATCCCTCTAACCTTAGGTTTTGAACCTGAGTTGTCAATGTAGAGTTTTCCTAACCCTTTTATGAAAACGGCTGGTTCCTCTTTATTAGGGTTTAGTAGCCACCCACTAGATTGCATTGCGTCTTTATCTTGAGTTATCGCCACTATCTTTTGTCCTGACTTAAAACCATCATACATTCTACTGGTGACTTTATCATCTGTTTCTCTACCATCTATTACAGTGGCACCTTTGTAATCAATTAGGTAGCTTCTAATCTCTTTAAGTAGTAAAGGCTTAACTGTCTCTTTACGGTTAGACTTATACTTAGTAGGTAAGGGCAAGGAATCCCTAAAGTTATCTACTCCTCCAATGTATAGTTCGTACACTCCAGCGTTAACTCTTTTAGCCTGCTTTGCAATACGCTTCTTAATAGTGCTTATGGCGTTCTGAATAGGCTCTGCTATCTGTACATCTTCGTAAGAGAAAAAGTCTTCTGGTATTTCTAGCCCTGCAACTAACTTCTTAAACTCTGTTCTATTCTTAAGCACTCCCTCTGCTTTATTACTAGAGTTAGTCACCTTAACCATACGTTGTTCACAAGCCGCTGCTACAATAAATGCTATCTCATCAGCATCAAACACTGCGATAATGTCTGGGTCTCCGTCTAGCTCGAAAGCATCGGGGCTGGTATCAACAGCCCCTAGCTTCGCCTTCATACTAAAACCTGCCATAATATCTCCTAAGGTTTCTTACCTAACCATTCATTAAGTTTTGTGCTAAAAGACTCTGCCTCTTCAATCTCAGCGGAAGATCTCACTACTTCAGCTTCTGCTTTAACCTTCTTAACAGTTTCTAACTTAATAATCCCTTTGAGGTCTTCTACCATAACTGTGAACTGACTCTTAACTGTAGCTACTGTCTTCTTATTACCCATCATAATTACTCTCCCTTGCCTAGTAGTATTTGAACATTACTAATTGCTGTTTGGCGCTCTTCAATCTCAGTTTCTACTTTAGATTGGTCATACGCCACTTTGACTAAGCCTGAGAACTCTTTAGCAGATATCATGTCAAGCTCTTCTTTAACTAAGTCCTTAGTGTCCTTAATGCTCTCATCAAGTAAATCTTTCTCTCTCATTATAGCAACGCACTCTGAAATATAACGGTTAAGCTTCTGACGGTGTTCTTGGGTTTGTGGTAACATTGGTTACTCCTACTAATATTTATTAAAAAGTTACTAGAGCTTCCTTGCTCTAGAGTTATGTATTACTCGCCTTAACTAGAAAGGACAATCATCTTCTTCGTCTTCTTCAGGCTCTGGCTCTGCTGCCTTAGCTGCTTTCTTTGGGGCTGCCTTCTTAACAGGGGCTGACTTCTTAGGAGCTTCCTTAGGGGTGTCCTTATCTTCTTTAGCAGCCTCTTTCTCTGCTTGGTACGCATCTAACTCTTTCTTAAGGCCTGACTCATTCCAACCTACAGCCTTCTCAAGAAGTTTGTACACTTGACCATTGATGTTAAACAGATCTTTAGGGTCATTACCACCACCAAAACTAATACCAAATGGCTCAATATTATGCTCAGGTACTTCTACCATCTTATGCTTACGATTTACATTTTTAGCGTTGACATAGAGTTTACCATCTACATCTTTAACGCCTACATCCATAGCGAATGCCTCTCCTAGCAAGTTACCGATGTCATAGTCTTGAGGTACAGCTCCAGAGACTCCATCACAAAACTTAGCAAGCTTACTGATAGTAGACTTAGGATCAAACTGCCACACTCCATTAATCTTCTTGCTGTTCATGTTAATGCCTTTGGCAATACCTTCCCAAGAACCGCCAACCAAGGTTCGATAAGGTTTAAACTCGTCTTCACCAGCGAAGTACTTTCCGTAGTTAACCATAAGGTCTGGGAAGTCTGCTATAAGGACTACCTGACCTACAGGAGACATTTGAATGGTTAGTTTAGACTCGTCTTCGCTAAGGGTGGCGCGACCTTCTTCAAGAGCTTTTTCTTGTATCTCTTTTCCTTCATAGGCTACAGTTAGGTCTTCACGGTACTGTATACCTACATCAATGATGCCTGACAAGATTGCCACTTGCTGCTCTTCTTCTCCAAGTACCTCTTGTAAGTGCTTGTTAAATGCTACCCAATCTACGTCTGATGAACCTGTAGATGTACCTTTACTTGCCTTCATGCTAAATTTACTCATACTGTTTATATCTCCTAGTTACTTAAGCTGGTTTGTTAGTGTGCTGATAGAAATGGCTGGTAAGTTAATACTCTAGTACCCCTGACTGATTTTACGTACTTGAACTGTAATGCCTCTATGTATAAAAGCTTCTATAAAACTAAGACCCTCTAATATCTTATCTTTCTTTGCATCTGGATTCTTTAAAGCTCTCCAGTGTGTTAGATTACCTACCTGATTGTCCTCAGCCTTAATCTTTAAAGTCTGAAAGTTTAACCCATTAGTGTTCGTCATATTGCTTCTCCTTGTTCGTTGTTTTTAATCTTAACAACTATAGCTTGCATGTAGTCTATAGCTGCTTCCAAGTTTGTATCTTCCCCTAAGTGATCAAAGGAGTCAAGCTCTTTTGCAGAAAATAACTCAGAATTTTCTGCAAACTCTCTTCTATCGTTCGCTTCATAGATAGAGTTTGCCAATTCGTAACCTAAACAGTCCTCCACATCTGTAGCCAATTCTGAAGATATCTCATGCACATCATTTCCTCTTGGCCCATTAGAGGTCATAGTAGCATGAGCAAAAAGACTTAACCTTTTTGATAACGCCTGATACCCAACTAGACAAGCTGCCTTTCCACAGGTATGGATAGTAACCCATCTGCCCATATTTAGATTTTTTTCTTGTTCTTTAGCTTCTGTAGCTGTTAATATCAAAGCTTCTAACATTTCTACAGACTTAATATTATCACGTAATGCCATTAGATTCTACCCCCTTTTTGAGTTTTAATTTTAGCTATAATAGCCGACATATAGTATATAGCAGAGTCAAAGCTAGTGCTGCCTTTTCGTAGGTGTGAAAATGTGCTGATCTCCTCTATACTAAACATACCTGAACACTCAGCATAACCTTCTCTGTCTCCCCCTTCCCATATAGACCTTGACAAGGCATACCCTAAAGACGCATCTAAGTCATCAGTTATAGTCTCGCACATATCCCTAGTAGTGGTATAATCACTAGCATCCGCGCAAGGGAACTCTTTTAAGTTCTTTGACAAACTTTGGTATCCAATCAGGCAGGCTGCGTAACCACATTCATGTATTGTTTTCCATGCAGTCATATCTAAAATGCTCTCTGATAGTTTTGCATTAGTGGCAGTAACTATTAGAGCCTCTAACTGACGTATAGCTGTCTCAGGTTGCTTAACTCTCATTATAAAGTGTCCTTTAAGTTATCGTAAGTTGATTGTAGCTCAGTAATTTTCTGTTGTAAAGCATTCATTTGAATTTCTTTTTCAGACAGCTTAGGAGAGAAAGCTATAGCTTCACACTCTAACTGAGAACTTGAGTAATCTTGACTATTAGCGCAATATTTAGCGACACAAGGGTCTATAATATCCCTTCCAAAAGTATCTAGAGCTATTTGGTATACGCTTTTTCCTCGTCTGTTGCCATTAGTTCTTGCACCTACAACTCCAGCTCTTAAAAGCTCTCCGTAAGTTAGTGTAATAGTTACAAAGTTAGTTAGTTTTATCTGATCCTCTTGCATCGTCATCTCCAATAGTTCTTTTAAGGTTACTTCTGTATAACTTTCTAATTCAGCCACTCTAGTTGATGACCAAGTAAGCTCATCACCTATTAAGTATATAAAATTCTTGCCTAGGTGTAGGCTATGGGTAGTGCCGTTATACCAATTAGCCCCTAACTTACGTAAAGTATTGGCGATTTTGGTTCTATCCGAACGACAAAGGCCTTTTTGGTCTATAAATAACTTTCTCATACATTCTCCCCCTAGTGTATCTCTGCGTAACTGTTGCCAAACTGAACATCAGCCCCTAAATCTCTCCTAAGTATATACTTCTTGTTTACTGTGTCAATAGCTTTTAAAACTAATTCACTAAATATCTTTCTTAACTTAGGGCTATCTTTAAATGCTAATACTATTTCGTCATGAAAAGATGCACTTAATGACTTCCGACCCCAAAGAGTGTACATTTCCGTCAATATGATGTCAACCCACATATCGAAAAAGAATGATCCTGTACCCTGACATAATGTACTGAACCTATCCGAGTCTTTTCTTAGAGAATAACAGAACCCATTGATAGGATTTACTAACCAGTTATTGCCGTAGTCATCTTGGAAGACAAACTGCTCCTCTGCTATAGTCTTTACACTCCAGTTTAACTGCCAATACCCCTCTAGGAGTGCCTTAGCAACTCTCACAGCAACGTCTAAATCTCTTGAAAGTGCATCAGCCCCTATGTTATACACTGAACTGTAGTTGGTGGACTTTCCTTGTGATCTTAAACCTGAAAGTCTCTCTATTATTTCCATCTGGTCTTTAGGGTTTAAGCCCTTCATCTCTTCAAAACTTAATTTCACTTTTAGCCTCCTCTGCGACTCTACCTGCTTCATGGACACACCTAAAATATCCTAAGTTGACTCTCTTACCTTTAATTGTGATATAGCTGTGCCATTTCTTATTCTGCTTCCCCCAACTAACTCCCCTATACCCTGAGGAGTTATTCTGTTGTTTATCTCTATTCCAAGAGTTCACCTCCCTATTTGCAGCTCTTAAATTGCCGACCTTGTTGTTTTGTTTATTCCTGTCTATGTGGTCAAGTAGCTCTGGGAGAGTCTTATGTTCCATAAGGTATATAAGTCGGTGAACTAGGTAACTCTTATAGTTAACTGTGACGAATAAATAGCCACAATTATTCACACTTGAGGGAGATTCCCCTCTCCTATTCTTACTGTGTGTATTTCCCTTAAAGTAAAGTACCCCATTCACATACTTAAACCTCTTATGACATTCCTCATAAAGATCCTCTAAGCTCATTTGCTTTGCGTCTTGTACCATTTGTAAAATCTAACCTCCTCTTCAGTTACTGTTCCATTAGTTACACAAATATCTAGGTGAGCATCATAATCTGGAGACATCATAGTTTGTACATACTCTGGATCATGTGGCAACATAAAGTGGTGTTTAGTCCTATCTTCTAGACCACTTAAGTCACTACCTAGCAAGGTTCTACTCTCGCCAGCTATAAGCAGCCCTCTTATGTCCTCTCCGTACTCTTTATTAATAGCTGGCAGGTTAACTAACTGTCTATGCTTAACTCTTAGGGTGTTAGTAAATCCACCTATACGGGCCTTAACATAGCCATCGGGAGACATATCCCTTCTAAACCCTTTAACAATGTCATAACGATGCTTAATAAGAGTGTACTTAGAGTAAGCCATGATCTCAGGTATTCTACTAGCAAGCTCTACAACGCTGTCACAAAGCTCTTTACCTGTGTCTTTCTCTTGATTGATCTGAGGTACAGCTCTAGGCTTAGGCTTAAGCTCTTTCCTAAAGCCACTGTCCACCCAGATCTGTTGAGCTTTCTTATCTTTAACAAACTTAAATGTCTTAGGCTTCCATCCATGACTGAATAACCAATCCTTTATCTGAGCTGGAGAAGATATCTTAGGGCTGTCATGGCCTATCAGCTCCTTGATAGACTTATCATCCACTATAATAGCCTTAGCAAAGCCATACTCATCTACAGTGTCCAGCTTATCTACTAGAGCATTCCATGTAAGGCCAGAAACAGAGTAAGTCCTATCAGTCTTAAAAGGTTTTTTAGGGAAGTTCCTGACAGCATACTTAGGCACTTTAGGTAGGGCTGCTTCCAACTCTGTCTTAGCTATCAGTATCAGTCCCTCTAATTTATCTTCTAGCTTCTCTAGTTTAGGTATATCTAACTTAAACTTAGTTTTCTCTTGTAGTCTAGCGCAGTCCATCTTAAACATAAGAAAGGTTAGTATTCTCTCTATGTAGTCATCTACACTAGAAGATTGTTTGTACTGATCTATGTAGCAGACCTCATCCTCAGACATCCTTGTACCTTCCACCAAGCCATTATCTACAGATTCCTTGACGATAGTATACATATTAGTTAAACGCTCTAAGAGGTCTTCCCAGAGGCTCTTGTTTATCTTTACGTCTACTACACAGCGTACTCTCATGCGCTCATAGTGTGCCTCTAACTCTTCGGGGCACTCACTCTGAAAATCCCAGTCCTCCTGCTCTACAGCAACCTTCTTGATACCATAGTCATCATAGAAGCTATCTAAGCCATGCACCTTTCTGTCAGTGTTTAAATACCAACTAAGGGCTAGGCTATCTATAACCATTAACTCTGACAGGTCAATGTCTAACAACCTACTTAAGAGAGGTACGTCATAGCAAATACCATTGTGCATAACAACGGGTATCTTATTCTTAATGTGGTAATTAAGAAACTGCCTTAGCTTCTCGTGGTTTGAACCCCTAGTGTTGTGCTTTTTGTTGCCATCCATAGTGCAAGATAGAATATGTATCTTTGTGGCATTGTCTAAACCATTAGCCTCCACATCCGCTATAGTTGCTTTACGGAAATTTGTTATTGACTTCATAAGACCTCCCATTTAAAATTAACTAGGGCGTTGTAGACCTCAGGTTTTAAGACCGACTTATAGGAGTCTGCCATCTCAAGTAAAGCCTTCTTTTTATGCTCTTTATAGACCTTAACACAATCTTCAAGGGATTCAGAAATAAGTAGGTGTCCTGAGCCTCTCTTCCCGTCGGGAGTTATCAGAGATGCTTGAGCTACGTACTTTTTATTACTTTTCTTAAAGTAAACCCCTAAAGGGTTTCCATCTTTCTTGACTCTATATAAATGACTATAGAATGTGTTTAACCCTGCGGGTACAAAACAGCAAGTACCCTCAGAGTATAACTTATTATATAGGAATAGTATATCTTTATCTAAAGCCCAACCTATCATATAGTTTTTGTCAAACCATAATTTAAATACAGAAAAAAGCATCCATTCCTCTTTCACACTACAACCTTTATAAGTGGGCTTTCTTTTTTGATATAGATCACTGTAGCACCTCCTTAACATACTATGCCAAGTAGTGTAGGCTATAGAGGAGGATTCTCCTTCTAAGTCGTTTGTACCTTTACCAAATATCATTTTCATACTATACCTTTTTCATACTAAATTTCTTATCTTTAGGATCTGAGGAGTGCTCTTCTAACCACTTATGCTTGTCGAACATCGTATGAGTAGCATTATCGTAGTAATACTCCCCTGCTATAGGAGAAGTCCTACCTGTCCACCTTATCTTAGTAGCTTTCATTCTAGTTACATTCCTCTCAAACTCATTCTCAGCTTCTTTATCTCTAGAGAATAGTAGATTACAAGCGGAAGATTTAAATATACTACCGCTGCCAAAGAAGTCTTCTTCATGCAATTCAGCCCCTGTAGAATTAGCTTTCTGACCCCCTGAGTTCTTCCTAACATGGGAGATGAGTATAAAAGTTACAGTGTAGTCCTTAACCATACCTTTCATCCACTTATAAAACATAGCTTGCTCTTCGTTGCTAAGTCCCTCCAGTACATCACTCACAGGATCGAACACTATCACCTTACAGTCACAAGCTATAATCAAGTTCTCTGTAAGGTCCATAACTGTATTAATATCCCCATCTCTCTCTTCCACTAGAAAGAACCTATCTTGACCATTCTCATCTAAGAACAACTCATCGGAGGCTTTCTTAACTTCTGGCCTATTTAAGAATAGTAATTTGTCTTCTGGGGACTCTATGAGGTTTATCTTCTCACCAATATGTCTAGATAATAAATTAATCCCATACTGGGCAGAGTCCGCTTCTAAAGTTAACACCCCTAGCTTATGAGGGCTATTAAAATACCAATAATAGCTACATTCATCTACTATTGTTGTCTTACCAGTCCCACTTGCACTGCCCATAGCCACTATAACACCTAAGGGTATACCTCCAGCCATTAAATCTTGTAGTTTATACATAAAAGGAGGTAATGTTATTTTAGGTATCACTACATAATCTAACATCTTATCTCTTATGCCTCCACTACCTAGTATTCCACTTGGGATATATCTCTCTGCTTTCCAAAAAGCGTTGATCCATTCTTTCTCTCTGCCAGCCATTAAGTAATCATTAGTGTCATTAAGGGTTAGCTTCATAACGTAGACTTTACCGCGAGGTAACACCTTTACAGCCTTAACTATCGCAGCTTGTCCTGCCTCATCATTGTCATAACACAGGATGATCTTCTCGAATGTATCTAACCACTCATACTGACCCTGTAACTGTTTAGCTGAACTGCCTTCTCCCGATGTGGGAGTCACAATAGGAGTAACCTCGTAGTCTTTCTTACGAGTTAGCTCAAACATCTGGTGTCCTGACATCTGATCAATCTCTCCAGCAGTGATCACTACAACCTTGCTGTTACTATTCTTAAACTTCCACTGTCCATGTAGGTCTGAGGCAGCTCCTGTAGTGCCTCTAGAGCCATAATCCTTCTTACCCTTGTCATTGAGTTCTTTAAACCTCCAACGCACTCCTGAGATGCTGTATGCCTTCGTACAAGGATAGTACTGCTTAACTAAGTCCCCTGATGATGTGTTATACTCATGCATAACGTCAAAAAACTGACAAGTCTCCTTAGTCAGTCCTCTCCAGCCTTCAGGGTTATGTGTACACTTCTTTCTAATAGTCTTCCAATTAGATAAATTAAAATCTTCTGCCATAGCGCCTACGTCTAACTCCTCTTCTTCTTCTTCATTTAGATAACTCTTACTTCTAGACTTATCTCCATTAGCTTTTAACCACTCTTTAGATGGTATTGTATAAGAACAGGAAAAACAGTGTGCGCTCTCGTCAACGTACACTGCTAAGTTATCTTTTCCCCTGTCTTTGCCCTTAGCTATACACTTAGGGCATCCTTCATGGTGGGATAGCTCTGCCATCTATTACTCCTGAGTGTAGTGGTTCATAGATAGTAACACGATAGACAGTAGGATCAAGAAGTAAAACACAAGACTGCACTCTGAATAGTTTAATGTTGCGAAGGTTTTAACTCTCCAGCATAAGCTTTTAGTTTTATATACAAGGAAGTTTTTCATCTTGTAGGCCATAAAGATAAACATGTAAACTTTATTCATGATGACTTCTCCTCAAGTGCTTGTAGGCAATACTTGGGTAGGCCACTTTCCTCAACAGCCTCTCTAATTTTTTCTTTAAATTGGCTTACAAACCCATCTAAATTATTACAATCATCATGGCAAGCCTGTAAATTTTCTAGATGACTTATCCATAAACAGTCCGTCTTATATGATTCGAGGATTACTTGTTTAATACTAGTATCGCTAACACTTTCCCCCTCCATTTCTTCTTGATTATACTTTTTATCTGGTATTAAGAAGCCAATCGCACACTTACATCCACCATCTCCTCTGTACATGCAACCTCCTTCTTCGTTTACACTCTGCTCTCCTTGAGCTATTACAGCTGTTATACTTAATAGTAAACCTTGTTTAGTACTCATGAACGTAACTCCTCTTGGTATATCTCTTCTAACTTATTGAGTAGTTTATTTAAAGCCTCAATATTAATGCTAGCCACTAGCATTTGAATATCACCATGCAAGGAAGATACCTTATCTTGGGTCTCTACTGTAAGTGTCTTAACTTCCTTAGCTGTCTTATTACGTTTTTTTAGTATAAGACGCTCCCAAGCACAAGGATAAGGGTATTTATCATCACCCCAGAGAAAGTAGGGATGGCATGAACAGTCATTTTCCGAAAACTTGAGTGTCTCTCCTAAACTATTACCAATGTATATAAACTGATCTCCAATCTCATAGTCTAAACTCCAACTACCATCTGCTAACTCATAATTCATGCTGTAACCTCCACTGGTATCTTAGTTGCATAATGTATAACTTGATTAATCTTAGCGTTTATCTTTCTGGCTAGAAGGTACTCTCCTGCTTCAAGGGCTGCTTGAAAGTTAACACTTAGCTGTATTATCATCTCATGACTAGACATTAGTATCCTCCCCGAACATATCTAATTGATTATCTCTATTGACTGACTCAATAGCTGAGTTTATAACTCTAATCTCATCTCTGGCTTCTGTCAAGTCTTTAGTAAGCTTTCTTACAAAATCACCTAAGATGGCTTTTTTAGAGTGTAACTGCTGAGTTGATCTAAGCATTTTTGTTACCTTGTTGGTTTACCTTAAATTTAGAGATTTTAAGTTGAAACTCTTCTATTGCAACATTATACATACAGTTCAAACCAACTTTGCTCATAGTCGAGATACATCCTGTTACAAGCATCATCAAATGTTTCATCGTTTTCCAAAGCCTCCTCTTGTATGACTATTTCGTTATCTTCTACCCAATCTGCAAATGATTTCTGTTGCATTATTTCCATCCTCCGAATTGTGATAAGTCTACATTATTGTAGTAATCTCTACCGACTGACTCATAAGTTGAGTCTTCAGTAACCTTGAGCCTACACCTATTAAAATAGAAAGTAAAGGGGTATTTACGCCCCTCCTCAGAACAAAGTCTTTTAAATGCTTGTTCGAGGCTCTCCATTACAACGCCACTACTTCTTGGTTAAGCCCTTTAATAAGCTCTTCAAGAGATTGATCAGAAGGTTTATGCTTCTTTCTAAGTGCAGACTCATTCCAGACAATCTCAAATCCCTCATCGTCTAAGATAATAGGATATAACATGTAGCCTACAGAGTCTTTATCTTCGTCAATGAAGTCATAATACTCTCCTGTCTGTCTACAGATAGTGATCTTATCTGCGGTGCTAACAGCATCCACAGAGTACTCCCCATTAAGTTGAGGACGATCTTTGCTCTGTAAGATTACCTCTTCACCTACTATAAATAATGGATTGCTCATAACATAACTCCTAATAGCTCTACGATAACTACAATTCCCCATACGCATAGGAGGAAGACGGATACTGCACATATGACACCTACAACAACAAACCTTTTTAAGTTTCTTGAGGTTTTAACTTCGTTATTCTTGCTCAACTTCTTTCTCCTCTACTGATACTACGATGTAATCATTAAGTTGCATATCTATCCAGTCTACGTAAAAGCTAATATACTCCTGAGCCTCTGGGACAGATAAGAAGTCAACTCCTTTGTGAAAGTCCTGATAAGGCTTATGAGACAAAACACTTCTAAACATTATTTTAAACATGGGGATACTCCTTGAAAATCGTTAACTTCATCTATAAAAACTAAAGAGTAGTCATGAACCTTGAATCCATTCCTACGGCTATCTGTCTTATCATTACTATGAAGGTCTTCTAAAGCTTCTTTGTGACCTTGAGAACCATCTCTCCACAGTTCAAGCTGCACAGCAATCCTCTTATAAGTGTCCCCTCGGTACTCTTCATTAACATACTTCTGATACTTAATCTCTTCAGATAGATCTGCAAATTGTTGTCTTGTTATTCTACTCATATTACCATCCTCTGCAATGTTTTTTATAGTCTGTAAGGTTTCCATAGTGCATACCTCTGGGGAACTCCTCGTGAGAGAATTTTACTAAGGGTATTGCATATGCCTCCCCTCTTTTATCTTCACTACTACAAGCCTGTCTGTTAGTAGTGAGACCCACTATCATACCTATATCATAAATCTCATCACCTTGGACTATACAAACTAACTTACCATACTCACAATCACATAATTTCATAAAGTTACTCCTAATGATTTAAGTTGCTTATTAATTTCTTTAACTTCGCCTTGTAAGAAAGTTTTAAGTGTAAACTGCCTAACTTGAAACTTTACATCAGGGCCATGTGCATCTCTAACAGAGATCTCAGGTAAGTCATTATAAGGTTTAGACTTAATAAATCTCTCTAAAGTTGATTTATCTTTAGTTAGTTTAGATACTCTATCTATGTCATTAATATTCATTATTATACCTCTCAGTGGTTAGCTTGAGAAGAGTATTGCACGATAGTTTTTGTATGTCAACGGTATTTAGTATTTTATTTTGTAGAGGATCTACGGGGGAGGTGTTACTTAAGAGTACTCTTAAAGAATTAACCCTTAGGGTAGAAATAATCATTTAAACAAAGGAACAAGATCTATAGTAGTATATCTAAAGGATACTCTTAATAGTAACTCTTAAGATATACTCTTTAAGAATACTCTTAAGGGGTTTCCTTAGGATCAGTATAACGTTGATCTAAAAACCTGTCAACCCCTATTTAGCAAATACTTGTAATGTAACATTATTTAAGATTACTCTTAATAAGACTTGACTCTATTTATTAGAGATGCAATACTTAAGGCTAACTAGATAGGAGATAAACATGATAACAAGTACAGTTTGTAGGATAAAATATTTAGACCAAGACCAGAAGACGCGACTACAAACACTGATGGAAGGTGTTGTGGAAAAGGAAATCCGTTTTTTTGACTACTTTCCCTTTGAAAGTTTCATAGGTTTTGATGATAGGGGGTATACAGGAACTTGGAAAGGGAGAGAAACTTATAAAGTAATCTCTTACGTAGGTATGATAGCCTTAATTGAAAAAAACCAAAGTGTACAGCCTGTACCTGTTGACAAAGAGACTACTAAAGAGCTAATGAAAGAGCTACAAGCTAGGCGCAATACTCACTTAGATGACATCTCTAAGTTAGAAGCTGACATAAAAGCTTATCAGGCTGTCTTAGACGCTCCAGAGCCTAGGTTTGGTAGGGTTATGAGTGTTTATGGCTTATATGTAGGAATAAAGTGTTTTTCACCTAGCTGTACAGGCGCGGTGAGTAGGGTCAAGTGTGACGGGGATTCATGGGACTGTGCCGCCATTGAAATGGGGTATCTATTTTATGACAAAGACTCATGTGATCAATACATGGAATACCTAATACTTGAGCAAGAGCTTAGATCAGCCCAGATTGCAGATGGCGGTGTGCCTTTAATCAAAGGCAATACTCGGTATGGGATAACAATTGATAGTCAAGGTCTAGTCAAGTATGTAGATGTACTGGGGCGCTTTAATAAAGTAACTTTTAACTCCTTAACGGCTAGAGCTAATTTCTTTTTGTCGCACAGCTCAGAACAGCTTAAACTATTAATAAGGGGCGTATAGAGTGAATAATGAATTGTATTCTTACACTAAGTATCGAGGTTTCCATTTGTTTGTAGAAGTCCCTGAAGATATGCAAAATGGATATTACTACGGATACGCACAACATAACGGTACTACCATACACCATAGCCGAAGTCTTACAGGTGATGGAGCGGAGTCAAGATTAATGAATAATATTGATATAGAGGCAGATGAACACCCAGAGGACTGTCCACATAAAGAACTTAAGGAGATACAATTATGAAATTAGAAAAAAATAAGATGCTAGATAAATCAGTTTACTCACTTACTCATGAGGGTATGACTGTAGGCTTTAACTCTGTAGGATGGGTAGATGGAATGTTAGTATTATTTTATAACGGGGAGGGTGTGATAGGTCTAGAGGGGTTGTCTTTAAAACGCTTTAAGAAGTGCGCTAAAGAGTTTGATTGCTCCTTAGAGTGGGAGTGGCAGCTATGATGACTGTAAGCTCAGAAGAGTATGAAGTGCTTTTAGAGGCCAGAGACAAGCGAATAGCCTACCTTGAAGACTTACTAAAGAAAGTGCCTCAAACATATGTAGACGAATGGGATGAGTATAACTGCGTATTCTGTGGTGAGCAATATACACATGAAGAGGATTGTCCACATAAAGAACTTAAGAATATACAATCATGATACTAATACTAAATCCAAGATACAGAGTTAGCCTTCCTGTATAACCCCTCAAGAGCTTATCTACCCTACAGGTAAGCTCTCCTACACCTTCTCCACTAAACCTCCTTAGATTTTTATACAAAGAGCATTTTCATCCAAAACTGTATCTCGATAGACTTTTCATTTTAGATCTAAATAGTGATTTCATTTGAAATATATATTGTAATTTCTATACAGAAAACTTTAAGCAGAAAAATCCCAAGACGGATCTTTCTTGGAGAATAATAAATATAATAAATGAGATTTTTAAGGCGATCTAGGTATAAGATATACGATTTAGTTATGACAGATTGGCATGGCGTTTGCTATAGCAATTTTTGTGCCAACTTTTTTATGATCGGGATCGTCCCGTGTTTTGAACTCCAGTATCTTAAAGCCTGTCGGCTTTTCGTTCCTGCATTAATAAGATAACAAAAAAGAAAACCGATTACAAGCTTTTTTAAAAATAAATTAAATAAAAATAATTTTACAAAACACTTGTTATTAATAACGATCCGCGTATTGTTTGCACCTCCTTAGAAACAAACGAAAACGGATTACATATGAGCAATCATACAAAAAAAGGCTTTATAGCCCTTATAAACAAAAAGCGCCTTGAAAATAAAAATGATTGGTATCTTTTTGTAGGTAATGTAGAAGGTAAAAAAGTTATCATAAAGGGCTTTAATACTTGGCTTCAACGCTTTGCAGTTGATGGGGTGGATCATAGCAATACTATGGAAAATTCTGTTAGTAAATTTAAATCATACATTGAAGGGGCTTTATAATGAAAAAATCAATTACAGATCTAACTACAGAATTACATGAAATTATTCACGATTGTTACGAACTATCAGAATTACCTATAGGTGATGTATTTATTGGGTATCAATTGTTTGTTTCTTCAGTTCTTGAAGAGAAGACCCCAACGGGTAGAAACCGTTATAACAAACAATACCAGCCTTTTTTTAATGCTATCTTTAATGAATTAAAAGGGGTCTACGAGAGAAAAACAATAGTCTACGGCTATTGGTACGAGGGTGAATTTTACACTACGTATAGAAAAACCCACGCTTCAAGGTTAGTTAATAACTTAAGAACAACCGAAGAACTCCACGATCTTAAACTCTCACAAGATAAGTGGAACAGCCTACAGCGTGGCATGTATTATGCCGCTAACCCTAAAAGGGTTTATTACTAGATGTTTAAAAAATACTTTGTAAAAGCTGAAATTGATAAGATCAATAGTAGGTATAAAAAGTCTGAAACGTTAGCAAGCCTTGATCAAGTGGTTAGCGGCTTAAAGGCTTCAGGCATGAGCCATAGCACTATAAACAAACATTTAAACAGTATCTTAAATGTTTCTTTAGATGATCATTTTTTAGACAATCAAGATCATCGAGTGTATGTAGGATGTTTAATTGTAACTATTGAAAATAATAAGCTTGTAAGTATCAAGAATAATTATTTTAAATAAATTGTTGACAACGTTATTTTATATCGTACCTTGTAAGTTCCTTTAGACAATTATGTCTAGACCAAAAAGAGTAAAATTTTTATGACTAAACTAAAATTCTCAGATATCAAAAGTAAATCTAAAATCCTTTTGAGTGTTTATTGGAGCAAATTATCTAGTAATGATTTACCTTATTTAAGCGTTAGCATTGAGCAAGTGCGCTTTAATGGCGAAAACGTAGATTGGAAAGATCAAAAAGCCGCTATTAAGTTGATAGATCCTGAATTTTCAGAGCTTGTTAACTTTCACCTTTATGATCCTAACGGCTATGGTATGCATTTTATCCCTAATAATTTGTATTATTTTGAACAACTGAGAAATGATATATTTAATCTAACCCTATCAAAGGAAAGTTTTAAAGCCCTCCAAGATCAACAACTAGAAAATTACTTGATTACTTTTAAGCCCTTAAAGCGTAAGGATGTAAAATATTGGGGTGAATTATTAATGCATATTGAGAAGGAAAATTCTAATGATAGAGCTTTTATAAATATGTTAATTAGAAAGTACAGTTTAAACACTTTCATACATAAGAGTATATTTACAGCTTTATCAAGGCTTAAAGATATAAAATCTGAGTATCATATATATGAAAAGAAAATATCAAAAGCAAAGGCACGATCTGAAATATGGGGTATCCAAAAGTATTCAAATCACACGGGTATTGATCAAAGCATTATAAAAGAACTGTTACTTGATGCCGATTACAAAAATAAACTTACAAAAATATTGACATCTCAAACATTATTAAATAAGGTTCGTCTTCAAGAACTTACAAATAAATTTAACTTAACAACTATCAAAGGCTAGACTAATGAAAAACTCAACTTCACTTTTAAACTTTTTTAATGATCTTCAAGGTAATGCAGATTTTACCAACTACTCACTTGAAGAAATGAAGAGCGCGATCACTACTATTAATGATAATTATCTAGATGACTGGGAGAGCTTGCTAGTAAAAGATAATGACTCTGATAATACTAGATGTTTAGAAATATTAACTGTATGTCTTGAAGCTGTCGATTGTGATTTTTCAGAGCTAGAATTTTATGAGTTTTTCGAACATTTAAACAATATTAAACAAAATTTTCTAACGTCTAGTGAGTTTTGTATGGATCTGCTTTGTGGTGAAGTTCGCCTAATACATAACGACGAGATAGATCAAATATGGTCTGATAGCCTTAGAGGACAGATAAAAGATTGTTATGAGCTACCTGACGAGCTGCCAAGTTTTTTTGTTATTGACTGGGATCAAACCGTGGAGAATTGCAAGGTTGACGGTTTAGGGCATCACTTCGGATCTTATGATGGCGAAGCATACCAAAGCAATCATTATAATATTTTCAGAACTAACTAGGGGATCATCATGAAATACTACAGCGCAAAAAATAAACCAACAAAAAGCCAACGCAAGCAAATCAAGATCTTGAGATCTATGCGTAAAGATAGACACTTAGCACTGAATGACTAAGTTTGTTTAACCGTAGATCCTTTTTAATTAGGGTCTATCATTAAATTAACTGAGAGTGATAAAAAATGTTATATATTCAAACTTCTACAGATTTAGCTATAAAAATCGGTAATTCTAAGTATTGTATAGTACTCTTAAGATCTAAGTTTTATGGTTACAAGTATATAAAAGATCCTAAAATTATAAAACATTTAGATACTATGGATAACCCTAATAACGTATCTGAGACTACATTAAAAAACTGGTGGAGATAATGAAAGACTTACCAACTCTAAACATATGGGATCACAATATAGCTAACGCCATATCTCAGGGCCAGATTAAAATTCATGCGGGCCAGTGGTTAAAATGCGGAGATCAAAACCCTAAAAAATGCCGCTTTGTTAGGGTCTCAAAAGGTGGTCTTTTACATGTTATACACTGGCAAGGATCAAGTAAATCTACATCTAAAAAGTTCTTTCAAGCTATTAACCTTTTTAAAGGCGTAAAATAATGTATAGAGTTAATGTAAGTTTAAAAGGTCAATTCTTTTGTGAAATAAACAGAATAAGCGATCAAAATCAATCAAATCTTTTAACTTTTGTGGATACCCTTAAAAAGTCCTTTCCTACAAATAAAGGCTTCAAGTGTACTTTAAACCAAGTTCAAACAACTAGTAAAGAAATCAACTTAAACGAGATATAGGCTAAAATAATGAAATTATTAAACAATCAAATTAAAGAGCAAAGTATCAGAGTTCATGATCAAAGTGTTCTAATAACTAAGAAGACTATTAAGAAAACTGTTAACTGGTATGTTAAAAATGCTATTGGTTGTATTCGTGAAGCTCAAAGCGGTGATGTTTTTGTGAATGATTTTGAAGATTATAGGCTTCAGAATATAGCTAAAATAAAAGAATATAGATCTGGTAACTTTGAAATGTGGTTAGGGTTTTGGCAACAAGCGTACTTTATACAGTGCGGTGAAAGTGTTCCGATCTTAAACTAAACCTTTTAAACGAAATATAGGCTGAAATATTATGAATGTTAAAGAAATAAAACAAGCGATTAATAATGGGCAAGTTGTAACTTTCTCAGAAAATTATAAAGTCATAAAAGATAGTAAGGGCCAATACTTAATAGTTTGTTTATCTAATAATCACACCATTGGACTTACTTGGATAGATGGTAAGACATTAAACGGCCCCGAAGAACTTTTTTGTGTATCGTTACGTAGTTAATCAAATCATTAATAAAAGTCTGTTAGGATGCTATACAAGGCGCTTAACAGGCACTTACAAGGTGAATAAACATGTGGATCATAACTGACAATTTCAACAACACTCTTTTAATATTAAACTTTGATAATAACGATCAAGGTGTTAAAAAAGCTCTTATAGTTTTAAACACTCATAAGACAGCGTTTAAAGTACAAAACTGTTTTAGGGCTGGATTAACTTTTTTTAAAAAAGCTTGCAAGCCTATTAAATGATCTGTAGTGTTCGTGTTCACTTATAAAAAAAAACTACTGGATAAAAATTATGAAATATATCTTAGATACACAATTTATGAATGCTAGCATTAAACAAGTGCGGAATATGATACACTTACGTATTGCGCGTGATCTTGAAGCCAATGATTATATATGGAAGTTTGAAGACTTTACAGGAACTCAACATCAAAGAAATGTAGAAAAGGCTAAAAAAGTTATTCAAGATTGTTCAGAATGGTTATCAGCTGCAAGGCCTCTTTTATCAGATGATCTCTGGAATAGTATCATTAGTGAGGACGTGATCGGCTCTAACGGTAAAAAACATTGTGTAGTTGATATCTACCATACAGAACTTAATTAATCTTAAAAGCTCTTATAGCGCCCCTTAAATGGGGCTTTCAGGTGAAAGGTTTAAGATCCTTTAGTAACATAGAATAGACTTTTAACTAATAGCCCATAGGGGGTACAAGATGAAATAAGGCACTAAAAAGCTTTTCAATAAAGATCCTTAAATGGGTCTTTTTTGGTTTTTCTTTTAAATAAGCTTGCACTCTAATGAATATGCTTTATAGTTCAACTTCAATTAATTTATTAAACTAAAAAACAGGCTAAAAAATGAATACTTACACTATCAAAGCTTTGAACACTGAAATTACCTTTTCTATTGAAAATGCTATAATGGGCCAACGCGCAATAGTATCAATACGTAGTGCTAGCGATGGCGTGATATGTTCACCATGTGTTTTTATTAATACACGTACTATTAACTTAAGGGATGCAGTGATCGAAGCCCTAAAGCAGACAATAGAGCTAGAAATCTTTTTGATGTTAGACGGCGATCTTAAATCTGCTAAAAGGTATTCTAAGAACATTACAAATCTTAAAAACATGTTTAAATCAAAAGCTTTTGTAAAGATTATGAATACACGTATTAATACATACTAAAAAGACCCTTAAGACCCTGTAGCCCCTTAAATGGGGCTTTTTTGTTAGTGTATCAAATTAGTATAAAGACGCTGTAAAGGTGGTATTAAGGCGCTCTAAATGGCACTCTCAAATAGTATACAGAATAGCTAATTATTAAGGTTATGCTTAAGGGTTAATCTTAAGATTACTCAATTTATAATTAGAATAATTTAAAAGGCAAAGGGTTAATTATTAATAGTAGTTTTGTACGTAGTACAAGATCACATATATAAGAGTAATCTTAAAGGTGGTTAATCTATAAGAGGGATCTTAAATAAGCAGTCCATAAGAGTACTCTTAAAGATAGATGCTCAGGTAGTGGGTTGATAGTGAAGTATTAAAGAGCCTAACCTATAGAATTTAGTTAAGGAGTGTTAAGCAACCCGCGTGCCAACTTGTCAGAATCCTCAAAAATAATCTTAAATAATAAAATCTCAAAAAATCTGTAAGGCTCCCTGAGAGCATATGCAAGATATACCCATATAACGACGTGCTTAAGGGGTCTGCTATCAGTGGTGGAGCTTACAGGGCTATTCCAAGGGATGCTATTCCGTGGAACACTGCATAAATACTGCATAAGAGTTTCTAAGAATGCGGGCTGTAGAGGAGTTATGCAAGAATGAGTGAATATATGCAATTCTCAGCGTGGAACATAAAGGTATGATATCTGATAAGTGACCATTTGAGTGATCACATGAGGGCTACACTATCAAGGCATTACTTATAACATTATTCTTTTAGAGTACTCTTTTAGTTATAACTATTCAGCGTGATTTGATAGCCTACTTTTGAGGGCATCTATTAGATAGCATCATTTAGAGTGTTACCCTAGATTATCCTTAAGCAAAGACCATGCCAAGTTGCATTCTTAGGTTATACTATTAACGTCTATGATATTTTAGAAAAGTTATAGACAGGGAAATCGTGGCGGGGTACTTGTTAATCACTCCAATACAGAATCCTTCCAATCTCCCCCACAGCAAGGCCTCTAGAGCATCACCTTGAGACATCTCTTTTAGAGTTACTCCTTTAGATAGCCCCCTTGATATTTTCTGTAGGGGTGATCCTAGGGCTTAGACTGTTTTAGCATATCCTATTTTAGAAAATTCTTAGACAGCATAGATACTTTAGAGTACTTTTTTAGAGGGCATCTCCTAGGATATTTTTAAACGTTGATATTTTACAATAGAACTTTTAGGAATGACTTAGGTATTTTAGATATAAAAACCCAGTTAAGTATTTGATTATCAAGAGGAAGTGGTGTACGTAGTACAGGGGGGTAGGCCTTAGAATATCCTGAGGAGGACTTATTGTTCTTAGTATTGTTATACTAATTAAGTTTATTGTAGTCTCTAGGGATATGCTGAGGATTCCTGAGAAGCTCTCTAAGGGGTTATCTCTTTAATTATATGCTATGGTGTGTCTTACTGATAAGGAGGGCTTACAGAGGATATTTTGAAGGGGGAGGTGTGAAGGGAGAAACTCAAGAACACTCTTGGGGGATAAGAGGTCTTAAGAGTTTCCCTATAGTTATCTTTTATACGAGCAACGAGCAAAAGTACCCTGACAAAAATCGGATCTAGTGTATATTTATACAGTGGTTGTAGGCTCTACATACTTAGTCCATCCTTTGTACTGCTTTATCTTCCCTGCGTTGAGTGTGCTTAAGTTACCAGAATGAAGGTTATGCTCTATACAAAACTTTCTTAGACCATAAGACACCTTAAACAACACTCCCTCAGGGCTTACAAAGGAGTAGTCTCCACCCTTCTCTATGCTGTTCCTACTGGCAGTTATAAACATGCAAGTCTCTGGAGAGTAAACCTTAAACTCTTCACCTCTTTGGAGTACGTCCTTATCCAAGACCATCCCCTCTGTGTGATTAGAGTAGAACCACTCAGCAAACTCTTGGAAGTTGTGCCAACTTTCACATATAGAAACCTTATTGTAAGTAGGGTAGTCTCTACACCTCCTTATCATATCCCTCCAAGCGGTGTAAGCCCTAGTCTGTCTGTTGTTAACATAGGTTTTGTGTTTGCCCTCTCCAACTTTAAACTTCATAATGCACCTACTAAATTAAATGAACCACTATTGTAAGCTATAGGTTGATGGTATCCTATGTAAGCCTTATAAGGTGTTGGGCCTGAGAACGAATGGGATAATACTAGCTGTCCCGCCTTTATTATTCCGTAAGGATTATAACAAGTGTAGTACGTTCCGAAGATAGGATTAGATACCTGCTTTATTCTTAGTTTATGATCACTCATACTCTACCTCCGAATCCTCAAAGTGACAGTCTGAGACATACTTATGATCCCTACTCTCTAATAGCTCTCCTACATATAAGTCTCTCATGATACGACTATAGCTCTTAAACTCTTGATACTCCTCCTCAGACATCTTTACCACTCGCTCTAGGTGTAGAGTCATTGTACCCTTCAATTTAACCTTTCTCTTTTTCATGAGTAATAGGACTCTATCAGATCGTTATACTCAGACACAACCTGCACAACTCTAGATTCTATTTCTAAGTAGTCAGCCTGTAGTTGTTCTAATTCCTCTAGAAGTCTTTCATGGCTCTCCTGTTGCTCTATGATAGTTCTGATGTCTGCTAAAGACTGGTCAGGGCATATATAATTTGATGCCCACTGCCATTCCTTATAATTTACATGGTAGAGATACAGTAATTTATTTAGGTCATACTTAAGATATATTCCGTTAAAATCAATATGCGTAGCACCTTTAGGCGCACCTTGAATAGTTTTACGTAGCTCCTCTATGTTGTTCATAAGTCACCCGCCTTATCATCATAACCATGATTTCTTGCTATCTTGGCTAAGTCACCCATGCATTCAGCTTCTGCAAATTCTTGTATTAATTCCTTCTCATTCCTTTCAAGCTCTTTAATTCTAATTTCAGCATTCAGCAAATCCATTCTTAACGATATATCACTCATAAGTCACCCGCTTGCTTGTTGGCTATGTATCTCATACTGTCTGTCATTGCATCCATTTCAACCTGTGGGTCAGAGCTTAAAGCGCCTAATTTAATAAGTTCATCTATACAATCTGCATTGCTTATCATGTGTTCCTGCATTTCTGCAATTTTATCTGCTTGCTTTTCTACAAACTCTGTTACTTTTAACACCGCCAGCAAGAGTCTTTCAATTGTATCTTCTCGCTCTATAGTATCTTTGATGTCATCTAGTGATCGAGTAAATTCATCAAAAGTCCAGTCAAGGACTCTCCATCTACCACAAGTAGACTTACCAAAGTACTTCCACTGATTATCAAACTTCCAGTAATATTGCTCAGAGTCTATATGTGTAGCGCCCTCAGGAGTTTCTTCTATAATACTACGTAACTCTTCTATGTTCATCCTTCATTCCTCCATGTCAAATAATCTGATAAGTACTTCTCAGGGGTTGCTTTCCCTAAGTGTGTATTGTAGTGGTCTTTAGCATAATGTGCAAGCTCTACTAGAAAATCATACTCTAACTCTACTTGACTCCTATCTAAGACAGGCAGTGCCTCACTCACTCTCCAATAATGCACCCTAGCCATAGCTGTAGCGTAGTAGAGGTTGCCTATCATCTCTTCTGCATCCCCACAAGATCCCCATGCCGCTAAATCTATTTGTAAGTCATTCCTATAGGCTAGGTAATTCTCCCATATATCCATATACGTAGCAGGTTCCATTTGATAGTGCCCACAGGCGGGGCCACCTCCCAACTGTTTAATATACTTAGCACCTTGGGATTCGTGGGCAATAGTCATGGCGAGTAACTCAACAGCTTCTTCTGAGTAAGGAATACTCATCTGTTTTAAAACTGGTATTATAATGTATTCTTTGTATTGGGAATAAAGCATACTCATAACTTAAAGTCCTCTTTTGTCTTACGCTCTGATCTAAAATAAGACATAATCATTTTCTTAACATCTGCAACATTATCAACATCACACCCCTTAATTAGTGGCACATCAAATACGTAAGACATGTTACCTGTACCTAAACCAGAGTGTACGTAGATGATGACTACGTTAGGGTTATAACTGTCAATCACAGCTGCTGAGAAATAGTTACACATAAACTCTTCATAAGGTATGTTGTATACTTTATCTACAATTTCCTCTCTAATAAAAATCATATATACTCCTCAATCTTATCTTCTTTCTCGTATACTACTCTAGGTTTATGCTCTACAAACTCTAAGTCCTCCCCTCTATCCAGCTTCTCCATAGCCCTCTCTGTAGCTACAGTAGAACACGCAACAGCTTCTTCAACAATAGCATGTAGTTCATTATTAATACCCATAGTCATACTCCTTATCATACTCTTCTGCTGTTAAATCTCTAAAAGATTCAAATTGGATTAAGCCCTCTTTACCTCTTCCTGTTCGCAGGCAAGGCACTCCGTCAACATCCTTATGCTTGCCCCACCAAGACCCATGAGTACACCACCAACCATCTCGCTCTTTCTGGAAGTATCTTTTATGGCTATCTCTCTCATACACTCTGTAGGTTTTAGCTTTCATAGGACCACCTGCCAATTCTTAACTAGCAGAAAGAACTCTCCATCACTATCTCCAGTAACCTCAGCCTCCACTATTAAAACTTGCTCAGTAGGGAGATACCCAAACCAAAGAGTATTCTCGTCATCTGCTCCTTCGTGAACTAGTAAAGCTAACAGCTCTATGGGCATGTCTACCCCAGATACTTTAAATACGCTTACTTCTCCACAAGGTTGTGAAGGCGTTCCTGCAAGGCCATGATTCCACAATTCTAAAATTACATTTCTCATAACACCCCCTAAAATATTTTCTTGTTAGCTGCCCACTTAAAAAATGGAGCCGATAGATATGCTAAGTATCCTACCACTAAACAGAATAGAACTAAAATCCAAGCTAGGCTGAAGTTTATCGCGTAGTGCCAATATAATAAATTCTTTGGGTGGTTTATCCTCCCAGCTATAAATAGAAATATTAGAACTACAATAGAATATCCTGCTGCTAATATGACCATCTACCACCCCTTAGGTTCAGTTAAAGATAAGTTAGAATAATGCACCCATTCAGCACTAGCCTTTCCAGTACATATGTCAACACATGCAAATAGGTACTCGTACTCTTTGAAGTCTTTAAAGTATTGCTTCTCAGTTAAAAACCCAAGACCCTCATAAATCTGCTTGATGCCTACTACTTTACCATAGTTATATCCTCCATTATTTTTCCTAGAGCTTATATCCCATACTCTTTTATTCATTGCTATCATAGTCCATCTCCTTTCTTCTTTAAGTCGCGGTGTAGGTAGCTGTCATTAGGTATACTACGCCAAAAATCTTCATCTAAGTGATCAGCACACTCTTTGCATAACGCTTCAATAACTACAACTCTATCTATTAGATCTAACACTTGAGATCCACAGTAGTTGCCATTACGAACGTCCTCTTTAGTGATCATATCTTTCATAAGGCACCTGCCTGAGTACGTAGAGTTCTGGCATAGTCTACTAGATCGTTAACACATATAACTGAGTCTCCGACATTATCAGCCCAACATACATCAAGCCAAAATACTGCATCTGTAATACCCTTCGCTTTCATCTCAAGGTCTCGCTTTGCCTGATCAGTCTTCATGCTGACACCTCATGGCACCTTGAGTAATACTCTAATGAAAAGTCTTTAGAAGCTTTGTCCCTAGACTCCTTATTGTCAAACTGGGGTACACTGTAAGCTCTAAGTATCATCCTAAAGTAAGCCCCAAAGATATCCTCTGACATGCTCTTTTCTTTTGCAATTTCTATAACTACGTTTATGTCCACTCCCCTTTGACGAGCATCCATAGTGGCTTTAGTATCTCTCTGTACGGTTAAACAGCTGGCAGATAAATTTAAACTTAATGTTAATAGTACTGTTAGTAATAATAATCTCATTTTCGTTCTCCTAGTTTTTAATATTGATTAAATGTAGTACAACTAAACCTACAAAGATACCCCCAGCGTAAGCCCAAAGCTCAAAGTACTTCAAAGCATTCTCTGTAAGGATTACCTCAAAAGATCCCCACAACACTGCAATTGTCAATCCTACCATGACCAGAAATCCTGCACAAGCTGTTCTATAAAGTATTTTCCTCATACGTCCTCCTTTAATCCAAGTTGTTTACGGCTTCTGATCAGCTGTTTGATCCTTTTCTCAAGACCGTCTACTACTTCCTTGTGCTTAGAGTATTCCACATACTTACCTTTAGCACTATGCTCCATACACTCTCCACCATAGCCCCACCTTTTCTTCTCTGTACAACAGAACCTCATAGTACTATTCATCTGTAATCTCCTCCTCAAGCTTGTCCTCTAGGTACTTCTCAACCCTAGCCATGTTCTCTTTAATTTCCCCCATAAAGTACCTTACAGGAATATCTACAAAGTCATCAGCTAGTGTGTACAAAGAATAGAAGTTTTCCTCTGTAAATTCCATGATGTTAAAGCAGTCACTACAAACACTTATAATGCCTTCAGAGCTAATGTCAATTATCCTGCCATTAGTAACTCTCTCTCCATTCTTTGTAACACACCTCTGATTTATTCTCATACTGTCCCCTTATTGTTAGTCCACCTATAAATAGTCCTGACATCCTTACCTAAGTGTTTGGCTATATCTCCTACTGTATGTCCATCGTCCCTGAGCTTACTTGCTTGCTCCTTGTCTGTCAAGAACTTTACTTGAGGTAATGCGACTTTTAAAGTATCTACGCTAGACTCCAAAGAAGAAACTCTCAAAGACTTGTCTATATCACTATGTTCAAGGATCTCTACTTTGACCTCTAAGTTGGTAATAGTTTTATCAAGCTTCCTGCTCCTATGTACTCTCTTCAGCTGTTGATTAATAGTGTTAGCATTCTCTACATGGTTCTTATCCATTGTGCCTCTCTTGATCATACTCTTCTGGACAGGCTCTGCTTGATGATGCTCGACTATGCGCTTGGAAGTTTTAAGTCTATTGGGGCTTTCTAGGAAGATGTTGTTCTTGGCTTGCTTGATAAACTCAGAAGTCAGAGAAGTGATTTCTCCTAGGTAAACTAATGCGTCCTCAGGAGTGGCATCCTCCGTCAGTACTTTCTTGTAGGCTATACAAGCCTGTTCAAAGTTAATCTTGGGACTAAACTCGTGACCCGATGCCTTGAGGTCACGTATTATCTGCTTCTTCCCTACGGAGCTTAGAGCTGCTATTTCTTTCATTGAGGACTTGCTATTAGAAGCCCTTATCGAGATAACATCTATAAGCTGGTTGGTGGATAGGTTTAAGGCCATATCCTCCAACTGCTCTGTAGTATATTTACTCACTTAAAGTGATCCTTTACAGCCTCTAAAGCTTTTATTACTGTATCTACAGACTCTTTATCGTCAAAACCTAGGAGGACTACAGGCTCGTCTTCTAGAAACTCTTTCTTACCTATTATTTCCTTAGTAGTCTTTTGTATTCTAAGGCAGTTAAGATGACCCTCCGCGTACACTCCTGTCATCCCCGTAAGCTTATTACCAAACCTAACTATTGTTAAGGGTGTATCGTCTTCCTCATACATTGCTAAGGTAACGCCATAAGGTATGCTCATAATTCTTTATGCTCCAGTGAGATAGCGTTAGGGTAAACTGTAACCTTAAAATTCTCCGCTATTATCATTAAGTCTACTACGTCAAGGTCTTCTAGGTATACATACTGATTACCTATAGTGTACTCGTCATAGCTCTTTCTCTGCCTAAAGAGCCTACAATCTACATAGTTCTCTAAAGCCCTTTTTTCATCTCCAGACATTATAGATAACATATCTAGATCTATACGCTTCACTAGTGACTCTCTTTCTTATGAAGCTCTATATACTTATCTCTTATGCCCAAAGATCTAGTAATACGATTAGAAGGCCAACACCTATCATGTACTACAATAGACTGACCCTTAGAGGAATATAGATAGCCCCTGCTTCCAACAATATTGACCCCATAGTTTGATAAATACACTAATATAGAGCTTAACTCTCTTAAGTCTTTACACTCAAGCAAACATTGTTGAAAGGCTTCTTGTATACTCTCCTCAGCATACTCTAGGTCTCCTTCCATTTCTAAAAGTCTAGTTGTGCCTTCTTGCTCTGTCCCGCCAATTACTAATAAATTATTCATAGGACTCTCTCCTCCAGTTCTCTCTCAAGTAAGTTTCTCATAGAGGCAATTACACCCTTAAAACTGCTATCCCATCCGTTATCGTGCAGCTTTTGAAAACTAGACATAAGACCAATTTGTAAGCCAGTAAATTTAGAACTCCACTTAATAAAACCCCATTTTCCATGTAAATTCCTTATTGAAGAGTCTCCTCCAGCTTTAAGAATCTTATCGGCTCTTAACCTAAGGTTTTTTGGCATCATTTGGCCTATTATACAACACGCCCCATTCTCTGATTGGTAAAGGCAATTATAATTAGAATTGACCAGAACTTTACTGAGAACACCCTGTAACTCTAGTTTGTTTATAGCTTCTGTAACTTCAACCTTAAAATCTACATCTTTCATTATTACCACTCCTCAAAAGTATTGCCTAATATCTTACCTATCACTGGATGTTCCCAAAAATGTGACTCACTCTCAGTATCCCAGTCTAGATCCCACAAACTCTGAACTAATATTTTAATAGTCTTTAGATCTAAGGCTTCTCCAACACCTAGTTGATCTACCATACTACAAACCACTGGATCAAATATCTCTGTACCTTTACTCATGCCCATCATTCACCTCCACAACTGTTATTCCTAAACCTGTATATGTATCACACTTAGAAGCTGCTATTACAGAGTCTTCCGCACTACATCCACCCATAAATGCTCCGTAAGCAAAGCTACCCCCACTCCCAAAGGTTAGTACCTTAACTTCACTTTGATATAGATATTTTTCCCAAGATTTTATTTTTAGATACTTACTCTCCACAGCCTCATGTAAGTCAACTAGTAGCCCTTTATTCTTAGACCTAACTATAGCTATACTGACAATATCTCTAGGTTTATCTAAGAATATACTGCCATCTAAAAGCCTATTTAGTTGTCTCTCTAACTCCGAACAGACTCCAGCACCTACAAACCAAGCCCCATCTGGGAGAGCGTGTATTTTATTAGTACTCTTCGGGTAGAAATAGTCATCACCGCTAGTCCCTAGAAAGTCTCCATGTCTTTTATATAAAGTAGTCTGATTATCAGCTACAATCTTCCTTTCTTTAAAATCTATTAAAATTGTAGTCATAATTAGACTCCTTTTTAGTTATAAACCCGAATAAAACCCAGTGACACGACTATCGCATATAATATCTTTATATTCAAGAGGGTTTACTAAAGAAATTCGTTTTAAATCTCTAATCCTTGATAATGCTACGTAAGCTTGACCATGACTGAAGCAACCTTCCCCAAAGTCTAAGGCAACATCATCCATAGTAGCACCTTGAGCGCCATGAACAGTCTGAGCATACCCTAAAGCAATAGGCAACTGAAAGAAGCTGCTTTCTATCTCTTTTTCTAGCTTACCCTTAGATGTTTTATACACATACTTGTCCCACTGATTAGATTCTACTTCTACAGACTCCCCAGAGTCAAGCTTTACTGTAACAGAGGCGATAGATAACTTAGAAACCATACCTTTAGACCCATTTACGTATAAACCATCTCTGTGGTTAGCTTTTATGATCACTCTGCAACCTACTTTTAGTTTAATAACTAGATCCACAGGTGTTTCTTTCCATTTATCAGGATTATAGCACTTGTAAGAGTTTTCTTTAGCTTCTAGCTTGGAATACCAAACTTTATTGACCACTTTAGCGTCAGTCTTATAACAGCACAGGTGAAGAACACTCTTAGTATGGTCATAAGGTATGGCCTCTCTGTTAATAATGTCTACAGCGAGCCTGTGGTTGTTATCTCTACGTCTAATGCTCTCTAGTACCTTGATCTGTTTAGCATTAGTGTTTCTGTAGGGCTTGTGAAGCTCAATAGTCTCAAAATCCCAGCACTCTGAGTCAAAACAGAAGCTGCTACGGTACTCATCATAAAACATTCTCCGTTCATGGCTAGATACTACAGGATCTATCTGAAAGAAGTCCCCTACCATGACAACCTGAAGGCCTCCGAAGGGTTTATTGTTGCATTTAAGTATTTGTAGCTTAATATTAATTAAGTCTAGGTAGTCTGCCCTAAGAGTGCCCACTTCATCAAATACAATCCGCTTAACTACGTTATTACCGAGAACACTCTTCATAGTTTTGCTTATCTGAACGCGATCACCGTCAACAGGTATCCCGAAGGGTAGTCCAAAGAGTTTATGACACGTCATGCCTCCAATGTTAAGAGCTGCTTGCCCATAAGGGGCGCATTTGATGGTAGATTGATCCATTATCTGATCTATTACGTAAGACTTACCACTATTACCCGTAGTAAATATGCACCCCCCTCTTCTAGCTACAAAAGCCCCAGTAGTGGTAGTGAAGCAGTACTTAAAACCATCTACAGAGTCTACTATAGGTATTTTCAACTTGCGGTCTTTATTAGCTATACACCTAAAACCTTTACCGCTTAAGGTTGCATCAGACCTCCATGACTCTTTATTTTTTCTCTTATCCTCTCGTATACTGGTATTTTTACCACTGGAAGCCATAAAAAATTGGATAACCTCAGCATCTATCTTAAATTTACTGGAGAATCTTATATTTCCCTCTTTAGTTAAACTTGAGTCCCAGTGAACTACCTCATCCACTATTATCTGTATCTGTTCTTTTGAACAATCAAGTAAGTCCCAAGAGTACTTTTTATCCCTAACCTTAGCCCACACTATGACTTCGTACTGTCCTTGATTGTTTATACCTCTGTCCTCGTATCTAAGTGTATGCTTTTTACACATCTCCAAGAGTCTTAAGTATTTTCTTTCTTTAGTAAATCTCATCTGAGTGTAGTTGTCTTTACCTTCCTTGACAACCCTACCATCAGCCATTACCGCTATTTGTAACCTTAGCTCCCCTTCCGATAAGTCGATACCCCCTCCTGAGTAGTCAAAGGTGGTTTTTATCTTACCTTGCCAACCATCCTGACTGCTATTATGCCTTCTTACCATTTCCTCAGTCTTTATAAACTTAGCTTTAGAATTATTAGTAGGGCAGTAGAGTATATTATGATCCTCACACAACATCATATCGACTCCCCTAGATTTGGTGTGGTAAAACTCCTCACAAGGTTTCTTTATATAGTCGAGAGGATCTTCAAAGAATGCAACCCCAGTGTCTTTATCGTAAGAGAGTATCTCTTCACCCTCCCACTGGCTTATATCTTTCCAACCACCTCTTGTAAAGTACTGAGTACTCTCATCAACACAGCCTCCCATACCAGTTAGGAACAAATTACCTCCAGCTTTAATCTTATCTATGGCTACCTGTTGAACGTCTATTTCTTCTATCATTTCTCTTCCACTTCTTCTCTTTTAAAGGATCTATCTGTAAAGTAGTCCTCAAACCTCTGAGAAACTACATTCCAAAACCAATCTCCACCGTGAACCTCATTTAAGTAGTCTACAGACTCTCTAAACGTATCAATCTTACTCATACTCCACCTCCACATTGTTATAATTACACTCTTTATACCTACTACCTCTGAGTATAGCATCAATAGTCGCAAAAGATACTCCATATTTCCTAGCTAGAACAGACTTATCTTTTAGGGTTATTTTATTGGCATAAGTGTTCTTTTTATAGTTTTTACAGGTTATTACTGGCTTAAACTCTCCTTTTTTGCTATTAGACTTAATAACATGCTGATTAACGTGTAAATAGTGTTTCATGGCTACTCCTTAGTTATCCAATCCAATTTAGTCTTCTCAGAGTAATTTTGATTATTAAAATGAAACCAAGAGTACGCTACAGAATTTGCTGTGGACTCTCTGTTAACACCCTTAGTGCAGCTAACCCTAAAGCCAAACTGCCACATGGTTTCTAGATTCCACCCCTTACACTTAAGCTTGTTAGCCCTAGCATTACTCTCTATAGTAGTCATACGATTAAACATTAGCACATTATCACACAACATTAACGCTTTATCTACAAATTCCTCTGTGAGAGTGAAGGGAGGGTTAAATATAATGCAATCAATGCTATTATGTATCTTACCAACCTTTAAAAAGTCCTTTAGGTTATCCCCAAAGCCGTAATCTACTAGATCGCTGGTGTAAACCTTCTTACCAATACTCTTGAGGTAGTCTGCAATGTCACCAAGACCGTTAGCTGGATCGTAATAGACATCAAACTCGTCAAACACTTCAGGGAATTGCTCATAGAAAGATTCTAAGGCTATCTTCGGTGTAGAGTATAGATCATTAGGATCTGTGGATACATTCTTCTTTGTGTTGGGACTGCTCACTTACTTTTCTCCTTAAGTTCTTTTTCTAAAGTTATAGAATATAAAAGATATCCTGTAGCGAATAACCAAGGAATAATCTCATATGGGTTTTGTTCATACATTGAAAGTATTGTAAACCCTAAGAATGAGACTAACATTATCTTATTAATAATACTCATACATCCTCACCCATGATTACAAAAGTATTATCTATAAGTAACATGATACTGATACTACTAGCCGCATAGCCCTTTATAAAATGTATTCTAGTGCCTTCTTTATTATGTCCGTCCCTAACAACTATTAAGTTACGTTTTTCCCAAAAGTATTCTTCAACAACCTCTGTTAATTCTAAAAGCTCTTGTAGATCATTCTGTGATAAGTTTATGTTAGGGTATTCTTCTATACTGTCTATATTATACATCTAAAACTCCTTAGTCTGATTACCTACAGCAATAATATTAGGGATCTTTAAGTCTTCCCAAGCCCTGATCATCTGAGGACGATCATCTATACACGCCACAATGTTAAACCTATTAGCTACGTACTTCCAGAAGATCTCTTCCTTGATCACAGAGTCCTTACGTTGATCTGTAGGCTCTCTCATTAGTAAGTGAAGTCCACCTCTCTCTGGCAAGTAGTCCACCATAACATGCTTCATAACCCAATCATAGGTTTCAATTATACAAGAGCCATCTCTTCCAGACAAGAACACAGGAGTTAGTCCTGATTGGATAAGGCCATGCACCATTGAGATTACATGCTCTCTAGGAGAGTCTTCTCCAACACGATCCCAATCAAACCATCCTCGACCTGAGGTATTCTCCGCGACTGTACCATCTAAATCTACCAGAAAAGCCTTAGGCAAACTTTCATCAGGAATATACACCTTACGTCCCCTGTAGGTGTTCCACGCTTCCCATTGCTTCCTCAGGACGCTAATACCTACGCCTCCAGCTCGTTGAGATTCTCTCTTAACGGCTTTATCCCAAGAGATATCAAAATCTATGACTTCAAACTCCATATGATAAGACTTAGCAAAGTCTCTCCACATATTTCTGACTTTTTGATTTAAGTTAGTGTCTGAGATAATAATGTTCTTACCTGCTCTTGAAGAAAGCTTAGCTAAGTTCATAGCAGTGTCTGATACTAGGTCTTCATTAGACCTTTTAAACTTATAAGCACCCCAATCTCGCACTCCCTTGTTAAACAAGGAGAACCTTATGTCATCCCTATTAATATTGACCCAATCTCCGCGATTTCGCGTAAACTCCTCTGCCCAAGAAGTTTTTCCTGAGCCACTAATTCCTACTGTTAATATTAGCGTAGTTTTCTGCATTATAAACTCTCCTTCCAGTTGTTAAAGTAATAGTAAGAGACATATTCTATACTGTGAAAATACAATACACCTACTAGATTAAGATGTTCTTGCAAGTACATATACACAAAGTCATCTACCGTCTTTGGAAGACCTTGTGATCTCATCCTAGCATACTTTAGGTCTAACAACCCAACTCTTTGAGAACCTAACCTTCTTGCCATCCCTACAGTTATCCCATGATCTTTCATTATGTCTACAGCCATGCTGTAATAGTTTTTCACCCACAACAACTTCTTCTGAGTATCTGTGTGACTCCTACTCTGTTTAAGATCTCTCTCAGCAACTCCTAATAAAGCCTTAACTAACTTATAAGTATGAAACTGCTCTATCCTTAGGCTGTGCAAGAACTCTAGATAAGTGCCCTTAAACTTACCTTCCACAAGTATCTCATAGATCAAAGTATTACTTCCAGTGATCAAGGCATTGACAGCCCCTCTAGGGGTTATGTAGAGGTGGTCTGTATTAGTCTCTTCACACTTATAGAATAAGAAATGATCCCTATTGTGAATACATGCATCCATCTGTATGTTAGGGCAAACTATGTGCAGTAAGTCCGTATCCTTGCCATTAAGGTTTCCAAACTCTATGGTGTTATCCCCTAGGACATGCTTATTAAGTTCTTCGTGCATTTCTTTATCTATCTTAATGTTCACCTGACACCTCCACCATAAATTTATACTCTAACCAAGACAACCCTAAAAACTCGTGTAACTCTAAGTCACCTTGGTACTCTGTATGCCAATACTCTATATCTAATTCGTAATCTTCTAGCATTAGCTTTCATCCTCTATTTCTACAACAGTTTCAGACACTATACCCTCTAACAACTTGAAAGCATAGCTTTTACTTTTTAAGAAGGTAGGTGAAAGCCTATGGTTATCTATTCTCACAACTATTCCCTCACTAATATGGCTGGGGTCGTGGTAGTCTTCAGTAAGCAGTTCAGGACGCTCTGTAAGGTAGTCTACTAAAGTGTCTAGTGTGTCTATATCCCCATCGTAGATAAAAGGCTCTACAAGATCATGAGAGGGTTTGATATTTCTATCTTTGCACCAAGATACAAGCTGAGGTTGAGTAAAGTCTACAATATCTCCTCCTTCGGATGCCATAGTTATTCTATAGATGTGGTAATCGTAAGTATCTTCTAAGCATCCATACTTGTAACTCATTTGATCAGAGTACTTAGCAGTGTACTTCTTATCTTTAAGATCTTTTGTGTTATGAGTAGACATTACGGACTTGCCATTTACATACCCTACTATTTCTCCATAAACTGTCATCCCTTTTGTAATGTGTGAAGACAATTGATTTGCTATTTCAAACCTGTAAGCCTCTTTTCCATGAAACCCTTCAGAGTCCGAATTGTTAAGTATAACTCTTCTAGTGCCTACTACTAGATCCCATCGGCTAGTTGGAAATATAGGAAGGATCTTATTTATAAGCACTTTGATCTTATTTAAATTAATATTTACTTTATGATTACCAACCCTCATGGATGTTCCATGCTTTTTAGATTGTATACTAATTAAATCTCCTTTAGATATAAAACTCTTGTTGTGTCTATACTGAGAGGTATTACAATGCTCTACGAACATAGGAACATCTAATTTTTTCTTTTTAGAGTTCTTCTTACTAGGGTCTTTAACATTAGGGTTAACATACTTCTTGCAGATAGGGTTATCTCCTAAAGACTCAAAGGTATCTCCTACTTTAAGCTTTTTTAAATCATGACCTGTGTAGCCTAAAGACTCTAGGGGGGCGAAATAACCCTCTGACTTAACTTTCATAAAAGGCTGAACTCTAACCCTACGAGAGAACTCAAAGAATCCAGATTTTAATTGATCAAGGTTATCTTCTTTGGATCTAAACAAATTATTTTGTTTACAATACTGCTCTGAAAGTTGAGTACCTGAACAAAAGAACACTCCCACAGTTCCGACTTGTATCTCCTTACCAATAATCACAGTCTCCCCTAAAACTTTTCCTACCTGTATCTTATCTGCCCCTTTTAACTCTAAGACTTGATTTACTTTTGCTATCATTGCTTGGTAGTTACTCATTCTTATTCTCCTATAAGCCTCTCTAAGGCATTATTAATGTATATCTATGCGGTGGTATTACTTTTACATTTGAAGCTCTCTCAGGCTCCCATAGAAGCCCCTATAAAGCCATTCTCATACAATCCTCCGCTATCTGTCCCTTGTATTAGGCTTTCTAAGTAAGAACCTGCCCCCTGTACATTTATGCTGTGGTTTCCATCTTCAAGGTACACCTTGGATTCAAACTCGTTGTAACCATACATCTCTAGTATCTCTCTCATAACTTCTCCTAACAACCTGATTAAATAACTTGTTGAGGATTATTGCATTCTCTACTCAAGGTGTCAACACTTATTAAGAATAATCTTTATAAGCCCTCTTAAGAGTACCCCCTAAGGCATAGAACTAACTATTTAACAAATAGATGTAAATAGTCCTTGACAGGTTTTTAGATCAACGTTATACTGATCCTAAGGAAACCCCTTAAGAGTATTCTTAAAGAGTATATCTTAAGAGTTACTATTAAGAGTATCCTTTAGATATACTACTAACTAACGTTAGTTTACTTTACTTTACATTCCTTCTTTCTTCTCACTATCGTTCAATTCTATTTCTACTCTTAAAAGGATCTCTTAAGAGCCTATATAACTTTATTTTCATAAATATACATAAAGTAGTATACAAGATCAATTATATGCTATATACTATATATATGAACTAGAGAAAACAACTAAGGAGTACTCTATGAGTAGATGTATTATATGTAATCGTAAGATGTTTAGAACGGAGATGCTTCAAAAGAAGTCTGACGGTTCTGATGAAGATACTTGTAACATTTGTAAGACAGCAGCTTTTGAAGATGGGTCTTATGCTGAAGACCATGAATTTGTATGTGGAAACCTAGAAGGTGGTATGACCTCATCTAAAAGTAGTGAATATTAAAGAAAGTGCTTGCAAGGTTTACTTTATCGTGTTATAATCATAGAGTAAACTAAATAACTAGAGGTAAAGTTATGTCTCCACAAGAAAACAACTGGATACGCTTATCTGAAGAAGGTTGGGGCGTAGGCTCTGAGACTCAAGGGTTTGTAAGTACAGAGTTAGTTTAACACAACGTTCTTAGCTAAGTCTGGTAGAGCTTCTGTTTTCCAAACAGGTTGTCATCAGTTCGAATCTGATAGGACGCTCCAAATACAACTAAGAGAACGCGGCTAATAAGCTCCCCTCTTGGTATTTAGTCGTTGCCCTTAGAGGCCTTATACAGCCCTTATAGCTCAGATGGAAGAGCAGCCCCTTTGTACGGGGAAGGTCGTGAGTTCGAATCTTACTAAGGGCACCAATCTCCCGTAGCTCAACTGGTTAGAGCATCCGACTCATAATCGGCAGGTTACTAGTTCGATCCTAGTCGTGGAGAACCAAATTAATGTAGGGAAGATACTGGGTATCGGCAGGATTCCAACCCCTCGCCTGTTAAGTTCGATTCTTAATCCTTATGCCAATTAATACGCCTACCAAGCCTCTACGTAGTAAGCTGAAATCGTGTAGGCAACCCCTTTCCAAAGACTACACTCTCATGTGTAGCTATCACTACAGAGCAACTCTTATAAAAGTGATACTTGTTATAGGACTCCCCAAGCCCTAGCTATTAAACAGATTGAACCTAGTTCTTAACAGCAACTCTCCTCCTAGTTGGTCTGGTCTGTTCTTTTTATTCTCACAACTTATTTAGGAGAGGTGGCTATGCCCTTCATCAAAGGTCAGTCAGGAAATTCAGAAGGTAGACCAAGAAATTCAAGAAACAAAGTAAACCCACAAGATGAAATATCAAAGGCAATGGCCTCAGGTATGAGCCTTCAAGAAATGGTCATATGGTTATCAAATAAGATAACTATAGAGCCAGAAGAGGAAAAGCTTAAGCTTACAGATGCTCAGAAGACTAAGTATCTCGTAATGTTAATCGACTTGAAGAAGTTCTTGTCAAAAGAAGACTTAGCGAGATTGCCTAAGACTCCTAAAGAATCTAAAGATGTAACTAAAGGTGAAGTTAAACAATTTCCTAAGGCAGTTTTTAAGTCCTCTGGAAGCTAAGATCGCCATAAACATTTAACAGGACCACTAATGAACTTATCAGACTTTGAAACACTAGCACTTGCTAAACTACACTCCCTAGTTGTGGGTAAGATTATGTCACCCGATATCATGCTTTCTTATATTGATGGTTACGAACTAACAGACCAGTTGCTTGATAACCCTACAACCTCTCAAGCAAAAGTTGTCAAAGCGTCCTTTCAGTTTGGTTCTGAGTTTAACTTTATAAGAGGAAACCCTTTATCTGTAGAGTTAGCTCTTGATAAATTAGTTGCTGATAATGTTGTACCTCAAGAATTTGCTGACGCACTTATTAATTATGCTAACCCTCTTACTTATCCTTTTGTTAATAAAACAGAGCAAGACTTTCAGATAGCCAAGGGTACAATACAAAGAGTGCCTGTTACAGTCGAACAAGGATTTTGCACCATCACAACATTAGCAGACGCACCTACGCATAACCCGCAAATATACCGACGTGTAACTTTTAGTAGTGGCAGTTATGAAGATGTCAGAGTGGCAGGGTTCAGAGCTGTAGAAAAGTCAGGTCAATACCGAGTTCAAGCGCCTAGTTTTCCCGATATGTACGTTGACAATGCTTATAATGTGATTAGCTAAAAATGGCTTATTATTTAAAGTTTCCTGCTGACACTGGTAGTACAAATAGTTATTTAGTACAAATATCAGGAGTATCGGGCAGAGCAGTAATTTCTTACAAGCTAGCAGAGGACCAACCGCTATTTGATAATAGAGCTATTTACCTTTTTGATATACGACGGAGGTTCAACTCTACCACTAACGATAGAGGGACAGGATTTATATTAAGGACAGACACGGAGAGTATAAACACAAGCGGAACAACAGACCATAAAATTAATGGTTCATCGGTCTCAGGAGATGACCTTTTTAGATCTAACCCTTTAAAGGATGATGTTTGCGAGTTTGAAACTTCAGAAAGCGTAGCAAATGGGGTTTTTTCTTTTGGCGGTCGCTATAATGAAGTTGAGGGGTTTTCTGACTTAGCAGTAAAAAACATTATTGTTACAGATGATAACGGCGCACATACTATTGATATGTCTGACAGTGGTGGTACGTTATCAACATTTGATTCGACAGATGGCACAATAACCTTAAAATTAATTAACTTCCCTAGCGACAATAGCCAGTGGATATATTATGACGATGGTGGTGGCACAGAACCAGACACACTATACTTGCTAAATATATCCTCTTCTTACTCTCAACGACTAGAAGATCAGCTCCAGATAATGTCAGAATACGATCAACGCTTAGTAGATATGTTCGCTGTTCCAAGCAAGTACCTGCAAAGTTCTGTAAATTCTGTAGGTCTAGAGTCTTCCTATAAAGAAAGATTTCAAGAAAGTCTTAACTTAGAGTCTTCCTATAAAGAAAGATTTCAAGAAAGTCTTAACTTAGAGTCTTCCTATAAAGAAAGATTTCAAGAAAGTCTTAACTTAGAGTCTTCCTATAAAGAAAGATTTCAAGAAAGTCTTAACTT